CCATGGTTTGGAAGCGATGAAGCAATGACATATACTGCTTTTTCGATCCATAAGAAGCTTTTAGAAGAAGAAGGATTTGACCCGAACTCAGATGAGTATTATAATGAGATTGATGCTAGGATACAGTCCGAGTTTCCACACAAGTTCAATAATGAACAAAATGTGGAAAACACCTCCAGTAAGCCCAGGGTCGTGCAACCTGTAGCTTCTGTAAAACGAGGTGGCACAAGCAACGCACGGAAGGTGGTTCGTTTGACCCCAAGACAAATTCAAACGGCTAAAAACTTAGGCGTACCACTAAAAGAGTATGCTAAACACATAAAGGAGTAAATTATGGTAAACAAAACTCCAAGGGCGACAGAGTCGAGAGTTAAAACAGAGCGTAAAAAGGTTTGGACTAACCCTTCTTCTTTGGACGCACCGCCTGCACCTCCTGGTTTTAAACACCGTTGGATCAGGGAATCAGTGAGAGGTTATGATGACAAAGCAAATGTCTTCAAACGTCTTCGGGAAGGTTATGAATTAGTGAAAGCTGATGAATATCCTGACTGGAATCTTCCTACGATCGATGATGGTAAACATGCTGGAGTGATAGGTATAGGGGGCTTACTGTTGGCTCGCGTGCCGATAGAAATTGCTGAAAGCCGCAATAAATATTTTGAGGATCAAACTAAAGATGCTCAAACAGCGGTGGACAATGATTTGTTGAAAACAAGCGATCCAAGAATGCCGATCAGTAAACCCGACAGGCAAAGTCGAGTGACATTTGGTGGTAATACCAATAAAGACTCCTAAGTTTTTATCCGGTTAGCTGCAAGTGTCCTCAAAATTAACAACTAAACTCAAAGGAGTAAATAATGGCTAACCAAGATGCCCCATTTGGTTTCAGACCAGTAAACATGCAAGGTGGCGGGTCTTCCTCTAACGGACAAACTCAATACCTAATTGCGAATGGTTATGGAACTTCCATCTATCAGGGTGATCCTGTAGAGATGGTATCTGGTGGTACTTTAGAAGTTGCTAATGGTGCAGCGGATACAGTTGTTGGAGTGTTTAACGGTATAGAGTATATTGATGCTACTACTAGTAAACCTACTTTCAAAAACTACTTCCCTGCAAATACGGCTGCTGCTGATGGTATCATCAAAGCATTCGTCATAGACGACCCTGATCAGTTATTTGAAGTTCAAGTAACTGGAGCTTTTGCTAACGCTAACATTGGTGAAGTTGCTAACGTATCTTACGCAACAGGTTCTAATATTAGTGGTGTTTCAAAAGCACAGATCAACAGTACAACTTACGGCACCAACGCGGCTGCTACGTCAGTTAAAATTGTAGGTCTTTCAGGAAATCCCGACAATAATGATACAAGCGCTAATAACGCAAATATCATTATCAAATTTAACAAGCATTTCTACGGAAATCAGGTAAACGGAATATAGGAGATTAAACTATGGCTATAAGTAGATCGCAACTCGTCAAAGAGTTAGAGCCAGGTTTGAATGCCTTATTCGGCCTGGAGTACGCGCGTTATGAAAATGAGCATGCTGAAATTTTCGACACTGAGTCATCTGACAGAGCGTTCGAAGAAGAAGTTATGTTATCAGGATTCGGTAGTGCGCCAGTGAAACAAGAAGGTGCTGGTATCTCTTTTGATCAAGCAAACGAAACTTTCACTGCTAGATATACACACGACACAATTGCATTAGCTTTCTCTATCACAGAAGAAGCAATCGAAGATAACCTCTACGATAAGCTTGCTGCTAGATACACAAAAGCTCTTGCAAGATCAATGTCAAACACTAAGCAAGTAAAAGCTGCAAGCGTTCTTAACAATGCATTCAGCACTTCTCAGCTTGGTGGTGACGGCGTGACTCTGTGTAACACTGCACACCCAATCGTGGCAGGCACTTTCTCAAACAGAAGTGCTACTGACGCAGACTTAAACGAAACATCACTTGAACAAGCTCTAATTGATATTGCAGCGTTTGTTGATGAACGTGGTTTAAAAATTGCACTACAAGGTATGAAACTAATTGTACCTTCTAACCTGCAATTTACTGCTGAAAGACTATTACAGTCTCAGCTAAGACCAGGTACAGCTGACAACGATGTCAATGCAACTAGAAGCATGGGCATGATCCCTCAAGGATACGTAGTTAACCACTTCTTAACTGATACTGATGCGTTCTTTATCAAAACTGATGCCCCTAACGGCTTCAAATACTTTGAAAGAACTCCAATCAGAACAGCTATGGAAGGTGATTTCGATACTGGAAATATGAGATATAAAGCTCGTGAAAGATATAGCTTTGGTTTCTCTGATCCAAGAGCAGTATACGGATCTCAAGGTTCATAAGATTAACTAAATCTTTCTTAGGTGAAGAAGGCGGTTGCGAGACCGCCTTTTTTATGGCATATTGAAATTCTAGCATAACAACAAGTCACACAAACTGAGCTAGCAGACGGTATAGAGATTGTGTGGCGAGGTCTATACAACCAAGGAGGTTTATTATGGCAAATAAAACAACTTTCACTGGCTTCGTAAGAAGTAACGGTGGAGATCAAGATAGAATTACCTATGCGGGTTCAATCCCAATGGTAGCTCAATTTCACGTAGCGAACGCTGCTGCATCTACAGCTGATGTTCAAATTTCATCAACTAACACAGATCCTGTGATTCTTCCTGAAGGCGCTATTGTAGATATGGTTCTAACAGTAGGTGCAGCTACAGGTGGCTCAAGCCCAACAATCGATTTAGGTGTTGTGGATTATGATGGTGGAACCGATATCGTTGATACTGATGGTCTAGCTAACGAAGCTAGAAGTGACATTAATGCAAGACAAGACTTAGCTTCTGGTCAAGCAGGTACACTTGTAGCAAACCAAACTAAGTTAACCGAAAGAGCAAAAGTAACAGCAACTGTTGGAACTTCAGCTCCTACAGGTGGAACTTTAAGTGGTGTTATCTACTATCACATCCAAGACGACGGTACACAATCTAACTAAGGAGGATAATCATGGCCTTCGATAGTGATGTATTAGCCAAAAGCTTTAATGCTAGTGCCAGTGCACAAAATGTAAACAACAATAACACTAGACTCAAAGGTGTTATGATAAGTCCTGATGGGACAAATGATGGAAGCATTGTTTTTAAAAATAATGCAGCAACTATCATGACTACTAACGTTCAAGGCGGAGGTTCCGATTTTACCCTAGGTATCCCTGAACAAGGTGTACGCTTTGCTACAAACCTGAATGTGACAGTAACAAATTGTTCCTGCACAGTTTTTTATACAGGTTAAAATGGCAACTAGAAGACGGGATAAACAACCGCCTAAAACAAAAAAATATTTCCGCTCCACTGAATCTGGAGCGGGAATGACGAAAGCAGGTGTTGCACGCTATAGACGTGAAAACCCTGGATCTAAATTAAAAACAGCAGTCACAGGTAAAGTTAAAAAAGGATCCAAGGCTGCTAAAAGAAGAAAATCATATTGTGCAAGAAGTGCAGGTCAGATGAAGAAGTTTCCTAAAGCTGCAGCTGATCCAAATTCAAGATTACGGCAAGCTAGGAGACGTTGGAAATGTTAGGAATTTAGTGTGCCGAGTATTAATGACAAAACAGAAATAGGACTACCTCTTAAAAATCTTTTAAGTTTAATTGCAATAACAGCTACAGCTGTATGGGCTTATTTTGGTATTGTAGAAAGATTAAATAATATTGAAACAAGAGCTACTTTATTTGAAGCTGATCTTCTGAAAGCCGCAGATCAAAAACCCATAGACCAAGAGCAGTATATGCTTTTAGAATTTTCTGCAAAACAATTAGAAAAAGTTACTTTAGAAATGGAGTCTATGATGAACAATAGAGTCAATATAGATTTCTTAAAAAAACAAGTTGATAAGCTACAAAAAGATGTTGAAGAATTAAAAGATAAAGTGAGGAAAAATGGGAATTATTAAAACAGTGGTAGCTTTATGTATGTTTGTTAATGGTAATTTAGATGGACATATGATGGTAGAAGATAATAGCTTACATAAATGTTTAAAATTAAAAAGAGAAGCTGAACGTAATCTTTCTGCAGACA